AACCAACGAAAGTTAGTCTGTGCCCAGATGGTACAGGGATGGTTACGGAACGCACCCTTGTCTGTCTTGTATGGTGTACCATCTAACTTAGGTAATGTACCGAAACCATGACCCCACTTCTCAGATGCTACGATAGATAACATTTGACATGTTTCTAGTGGCATCTTGACAATGTGCTTGTCAGGTAATACCTGAGCAGACTTGATAGGATCGGGATCGGTAACAAATATATTCATAGTACAGGTGAAGTCTTAGCGTATGCTCTGTAGTCAGGTGTAATATTCATGGTCAGAGTCAAACGTCTGTTCTTAGTATCATTATAACCAGTCTTATGGCGAAGCCAAGAAGGAAAGAATACAACGTCACCTTGTGTAACATTGATCCTTCTCCATGGATGATTACCACTGATAGGTTCTGCTGCTCGTACTGCTGTCATAGGATCATATATCCATAAGTCACCAGACTTCTCTGGTTTGAGGATGTATGCTGTACATGTGAGTCCCACACCGTGATGGTGTTCATCAGTGTAGTCCCACTGGTAGTGTTCATTGTACCATGAGTTAGATATAAAGTGTGGGTATCCTTCATACCTCCATGCTGTGCGTAGGTAATTCATTTTCTGTCTCAACCATGTCACATACTTAGCATTCTCTGGTAGGTTATGTGGGAACCTATTACTAGGTGCTAAGATATTATAGAGATCAGCAGTGGACTTGCCACCCTCTTCTAACATTGACTCAACACCATACTTATCAACCATCTCAAAGAGATCATCAGCAGTTGCTACTTGTTCTGATGTATTGAAATCAAATCTGTCTTTATATACAACAGGTGATGATATGTTAACTGCCTGCATTTAATAGGTACCTCTATAAAGCCACTCATCTGACTCATCGTCTAGTTCTCTAAGTTCTCTCTCATCTAATACCTCATTGATGAGTTGCTTTAACTCTACCCTGAGTGCGTCAGATATAAGATTCATTTCTCTTACCTGTAGTGGTGGGATAGCATCACGTTGTTCTTGAAGTGATCTACCCTCACCCTTACTCTCTCCATAGGACATGCCTTGAGTATTCATGTAATGATCCTCCTAGGTCCGTTGACACCTGTGCGGTGTTGATTGATCTCATAGATCGCTACTGATCCTGTATTCAATGTGACATGTATCTCGTCACCTTGTATCAGTGCTTGTACAGCACCTCTAGCAAAGGTAGTAAGGACTCCTCTGCGTGTATGATATAGAGAACAGATTCCGTTCTTGACTCTGACTCCTAAGCTTCCGTCTGACATGAGTAGTTTGTAAGTAATAGTTCGCGTCTCTCCTGTTGATCTTTCATGTAATCACCAGTAGATCTCATAGTGTAAGTGTGATCCCAATCATACGAATGCCACTCCCAGAAACGATCAACGATCTTCTTAGAGTTGTTGTATGAGATCATTACATTACCCATTGTATCATCCATTGTATCAGCAAATCGAGAATGATCAAACCCTTTGTGTAGGTTTCCTTTCTGTCCATACAAATTATCTTTGATACTATATGGAGGATCGGCATAGATGAATGTATTAGAGTCACATGTGAGTGAACCAATTCTTCCTAGACAATCTTCTATTAGATCAGCATAGTCTACACATGTTATCTTCCATCCAGATATTAATTCACCATAGGCAGGTAGTTTATAGATGCCTTTCACTGACCAATTACTGTCTGATGCTTGAGGAGAAAAAGATGATGACTCAGTTAGACCTGAGAAACTACACTTGTTAAGTGTGTAGAACTTTACTGCTCTCTCAAGAGGAGTACCGTCATTGATACTATCTCTATAGTCATTGAATATTACTCTTGCTTTATCTTGATCATTATACTCTTTCTTTACATCAATAAGTGCTGATGATAGTTCTTCACCATTCTTCTGTAACTGTACCCAGAAATTAAATAATGGTTCATAACAATCATTGACCCAGATGGGTAGATCTGGATACTGTTTGGTCATAGCAATAGCAAAACTACCACCACCTAGAAAAGGTTCACGAAACTCTGTGATATCCTTTGGTAGGAACTGGAATAGTTTTTGTACTGCTCTTGACTTACCGCCAGGATAACGCAGTGGTGTCTTCAAAGATTTCATAAGTAAGTTGCGACTAGCACGACACGTCTCGTACCGTTAGAGGGTTGCTCAATACTGTGTAACCCCTCAAATACTATTATATCATCTTCCAGTGGTTTATGCGAATCTCCTTCAACATTTGTAGCACCACCATCAAAATTATTTAAGTATACTACTATGTTCTTTGTATCAAAATCATGATCCATATGAGTAGGTGTAACCTTACCATCAGTTTCATGTGTACAGTTCACATTGATCCTAAGTACACTCTTAACCTTAACTTCATTTGCCATAAAGATCTCTAAGAGAACTTTGTTAGCAATGTTCAACCAGTCTGATTGCTGCGTAGGCATAAGTGATTCCTCATAGCCAGGTCTTGCCAGTATAGTATGACTATAGTAAGCAGGACTAGCACCATCACCTTGAAAATAATTCCATGGAAAAGCACTGCTGTTAACATCACTCTTAAACCTACGATAGGTATGTGTCAGTGGATTATCTAATTGTGTTATCATGCCCCTACATATAATTCATGTGTCTTAAGACCTTTAAAAGGTACGAAGTATTCATGATACTCTCCGTTTACTTTCTTCATCCTTCTATAAAACTTATGAGGATTCATAAAGTCTAGTTTAAGATTGTCCTGAGCGTCTTGCTGATACTGTAACATTACATCAGTCAACCTTACAGGGTCATTCACATGACCACCCTTCTTCTTATTACATTCAGCACAACAGATAGTAAGGTTACTCTCATTCATTCTTAAATGTGGGTACTTATATACTGGTAGTATGTGATCAAATAACAAAAAATTCTTACCGTCTGGTTGACCATACCAACCACAGTAAGAACACTTGATGTAATGACCAGAGTCCATAGGATGAGGACCTGTAGGGCACCCCATCTCTACCCATTCTTTCTTGTCTTCTATAAAATATAATGATGCTTCCATGTGATAGAACTTCTTCCACAAACGATTCCTAAATTCTATCCACTCTTCTGTTTTACAAAATTGTTCTGAGTTCATTTAAAGGTACACTCCACCATAATCTCGGTCAATGCTGCTAGTAAATTAATCTCCTGATCAGCAACAAATGCTATTTGATACTGATACTTTGCGATGATTAATACAGCAGCAGGTACACTACTTGGTTCTAACCTACTATACAATGAATCATATAGGTTACGTAGTATAATATTAGGATCGTTGTCTAAGTTATCAACAACCCATTGCCTGACACCAGCATAATCTTTTCTTGATAGAAAGTCAACTAACTTATCAATGTTAGTATCAATCATAGCAGACAGTATGCCTGTGTCAATAGTTCCAGAACTAGCATACCTTTGACACTCATTCAATACTCTCCTCCAATCAGGAAAGTATCTCTGGATTAATTCCGCTACTACTTTCTTCTCATAAGATACATTCTCTTCTTCTAATATATTATTCAACCTACTAAAGAAAGATGCCATGATCTGTGGTTTCTCATCCTTCTGTATACCAAATTCTATACAACTACACCTTGAGTGTATGGGATCTATTATCTTGTTCTTGAAGTTACAAGTGAATATGAACCTACAAGTCTTATGAAATTCCTCAATGAATCCACGGAGGAGAAGTTGTACGTCGTGAGTGGTATTATCTGCCTCATCAATAATAATGACCTTTGATGAGGATCCACCCAAGAGGGAAACAGTTGATGCAAAGTTTTTTGCTTGACTGCGGACGGTATCAAGGAACCTGCCTTCGTCAGATCCGTTAATAACATAATAGTCTACTCCTAATTGTTTACATAAAGCTTTCGCTACGGTAGTCTTACCTATACCTGCTGTACCTGACAGCAATAGATTAGGTATCTCTCCTGTGCTTACGATACTCTGAAAAGTATCTTTGATCCTAGTTGGTAGGATACAATCTTCAATCTTCTGAGGTCGATACTTCTCAACCCATAGAAAGTCACTCATGATAAAACCGTGTTAATTAAGATCCGAGTTTGATGCTCGGAGGGGGAGTGTCCTGTGTGGACATAACTCCCATCAAATAATACCATACGTCCTGCCTTTGGAGCAATAGATCTCTTGATAGGTAGGTTCTCAGGATAGGACTGTGCCCACTCCTGTTTGTGATCATAGATCACTGTGTCACCATCTGTATCATTCACATAGATTATACATGCCACATGTGGTTCTGATATGTCTATGTGAGGAGGATGTATGTATAGGGGTTGATGTAGAACTGTCAGATCTAATCTACATCTTAAGATTCTTGTGCTCTTTGCTATATCAGTGACCTGATATATTAGAGGACGTATTAAATCTGCTAGACGACTGTTCTCAAATTCATTTGGTTTCCATGGAGGTAGTAAACCTATAGAGAAACCAAAGTCTTCTATCTTACTGTCATCATATCTACTGAGAGATTGTGATCCTTGAAAGTACCATGGGGTACCTTCTGGATCACATGCTTTCTGAATGGCATTGAGGTATGTCGGTGATACGAAATCATCGTAAACCTCTATATCAATTTTCCTCATAGATTGAATCAGGTTCTAGAGCAATAAGGTATACAACTCCATCGGAGGATACCCACTGACTAGCACCAGATTTACTGATTCTTACATTGTAACCTGTGTTAGCGTTACTGTAGTCCAGTTTAAATATATTCTCTGACTTCAAGTTGAATGAGAATGTGGCATCACTTGTACCCACACCTATAGAGTAGGTGTTAGAAGATGCGTTCTCTCTATCTCTAATCTCAATAGATACATTTCCATTCTTACCTACCACAGCAATATCTTCTAAGTGACCATAGATTGATAGAGCAGTTCTGATTCTATTAAGATCAGAGATACTTAAATCAAACTCACAGTCTACACTAGGTAGAGTAGGGAATGTCTCAGGAGGTTGCTGTACTATAGAAGGATCAGCAAAGAAATACTTTGCCTGTGTTCTATCGGTCTTGACAGTAACGTATGCTTCATTGTCAAAGACTAGATCTCCTTGATTATCAGTCAGACTCATGACCTTAAGAAACTCATCTAGATCATAGATGGCAAAGTCCTGTGGAAAGTTCTCTTCTATTGGTGTCTTAGCAAGAACGTTCTTTTGTATTGATAAGGAAGATATTTCATTACCTTCTTTGAATTGAATCGACCTATTGATCTTAGACATGTTGGTCAAGATTCTAATGGTACGATCAGATAGTTTCATTGGTGTTAGTGTGCTCACGTGTTCTAGAAAAATGATATAGTAGGACGCAGTAATGGATTGCCTTTAAGATGTCACTCTCTGGAAATCCCTTCTTATCATATCGTGCCAGATACTTAATAGCATTTGAACGACAGAACGCAGGAGCGTCACCCACTGCGTCTATAAGATCTAATGTTTGTATACCATCAACACTTGAATAGTGTTTAGCATATGTACTCCTGATATAGTCTACAGCACTGTTGAGAATCTCATCCTCATTGTACTTACATGGAACAGGAGGAGATTTAGTCTCCACCTGATGATCTAAACTATTCAGTGAGTCTGCTAACATTTCATTTGCTGATTTTAACTCATGATCCATTTTACTTTGTTTCTCCCTCTTTGTCAACCTCGAAGTCTACATCAGCATCAACCTTGTCATACAACTCAGAGAATGCTTGCTTAGTCTCGTCATCAAATCTATTGATACAAGCAGAGATTGCTTTTGCTTTATCGTTAAAGATAGCATATGCTTTAGCGATGTGTACCAGTCTACGTGTGCTGATAACTTCATCAATACCACCGTCCTTGAATGTACGACGGATGATGTCTGCCCAGTCACATAGATTCTTGATGTAGTCCTTATCTTCACAGTGGAAGGCAAGTATCTTTGCTTCAGTAACAGGTGTAGGATACTCCTGTTCAAATGTGAGTGGGAATCTCTCAAGGAATGCTTCATTGAGTACGTTAGTACCTACGAATCTTCCGTCATCAGATCCTTTACCTTTTGTGTTAGCAGTAGCGATCACTGTAAATCCTTTAGCAGGTTTTACATACCTACCAATCTTCTTAAGGAAGACACCATTGCCTTCTAAGATAGATTGTAGACATAGGATCTTGTTAGATGCTAGGTCAACCTCGTCAAGTAATAGAACAGCACCCTTCTCAAGTGCTTCTATGACAGGACCATT